ATTTATCACCGGAAATTATCTTGTAAGTCTTAACGTTATAATGGGGAATTTCAATATCCTTAAACTTAATGTTGTCACCAAGTTTAAAATATTGTTTCAAATCAGGTAAATAAATTCTAACATTTTCGGAAATCAATTGAGTTAAATCACGGTCTCCTGAATATATCGTTTTATCTTCATCAGGTGAGATTTGACAATAATAAGCAATCAAATCATCAGCTTCGTTCTTATCGACCAACACCTGTCTTATAAACAACTCTTCCAAGTATTGTTTAACACGTTCCTTTTGTTCGGTAATAGAATCTTCTTTGGTTAAATCAAAAGGGGTCTTTCGATTTGCTTTGTATTGGGGGTATAATATTTTTCGTGACAATGAATTTTCATCACCATCCCAAAATACAACAACTTTATCAAACCCTTCAGTTTCAATAAATCGTCGTAATGTGTTTATAAAGTGCCACACACCACCTATGTGTTTTCCGGAGTGAAAGAAATCTTTCACCCCATGAACACCAATTTTAATTAGGTTGTTTCCATCAACCAATAAGGTTTTAGTCATTTTTTACCATTAAATGGTTCTACAATCAATCTTCGAATTCTTCTTCTTCCTCAATAGAAACAAATGATTCACTAAGTTTAAAGTCACCTTCACCACCTAATTTTTTGTTCCAATATTCAGAATACTCTTTTTTGTATTTCTCAATAGCGGTTTTATCATCTTTGATATAACCTTGAGGAACCGCCAATATCTTACCATCTTTAAACGATAAACCATTAACGTGGTTCTTCAATATTGAGATTTTTGTTCTTGTTGCATATACAACAGTTCTACCATTTTTAGTTGCGGTAATATGATTGATACCGGCTTTCTTTTGATTACCAAATAAGAACACTAATGACGATGCTAACCATATCGCCTCACCACCTTTAGCTTTAATCTCAGGTTGTCCGAATGGATTATCAGGTAATTCAACCCAAGGTTGATTAATCACAACCATACTAGCCCAATAAGGAACATCTTCTTTTTTAGTTTTAGATATTCTTGCCGAAATACCCATACCGATTTTGTCCGCAAAAGTTGCCGCGTTGTGTTGTTTACCTCCTTTACCATCAAATGTCATCTTACATGGTATTGAACCTACTGAATCCCATAAAAATAGAATATTATAAGGAATCTCACCTTTGTCTTGAGCATCCAAGATTTGATTAACGAATTCAGTTGCTTGTTCAATGTAATCAAAACTATCGTTGAAGATAAAGTTACCATCCCATTCACCTTCAGGGTTTTGTTCCGCCTGAAGTCCTAATTCAACCGCATGACCCCAATTCCATTTTCTTTCAGTAATAATAAAGACAGGTAAATCACCTTGTTTTTGTGCGTTCGCCGCAGCCAAAATCATTGCCGTAGTTTTAGATGAGTTTGAGTGACCTAAAAACATATTGATGTGACCTTTACTTGGTCCTGGTAATCCACACGCTTCTGTAAACTCTTCACCACAATCATAAAAACTATCAGGTTTATATTTAGTTTTTGTTGAAAACTTACCTTTAATTGAATCTAATGAGAATTCTTTTTTCTTTACTGCCATATATTGAGTTATTTAAAATAAAAGATAAAAAAAGGTAGTGATTAAGTCAACCACTACCTATCTATAGGTTTTTTTATTTAGAATGGTAAATCTTCATCAGAATCGTCATTCACTTGTGGGTCAGCGTAAACCTCAGTTTTTGGTTTAGTTCCACCAAATGACTCTACATTCTCAGTTGAATCACCATAGGTGTATTTACCTAATTCAGTATTCCATTTCGGAGTTTCTCCACGAGCAATCGCTTCAAGATACTCAACAGGTTTTTTAGAGTAAACATCTCTCCAAGTTAACTCATCGTTAGACCAAGATTTTTTTGTTTCCTCATCCTCATGTAAAGGTGCTGGGTCATCATACATAATTGTTTGAATAACAGTATACTCTTTACCTTTAGGTGTTTTAGCTTTAGTCAATTCAAGGATTAAATCACGACCTTTTTCAGAATCGGTAACGTCACCTTTATTTCTCCAAATAGGAATGATTTTATCTAAAATACCTTCATTCTTATAGTTGTGTTTAAAACGCCAGAATTTAGGACCATCTTGTTCGTTATCACGGTCGATAACTTTAACAATGTAGAACTTACGAGATTTATATTCTGAAGCTAATTTTTTATCACCTTCAATTAATAACTCCTCATAAACTTCATTTAACGGTGAACGTTCATTATCCATTGCCGGGTCGTATAATTTAATATACTTACCATCAATCAACATTTCGTGAAACATAGCTTCTACGAAAGGTGAGGAACCGTCCGCCGTTGGGAGAATTCTAAGTCTTTTTTGACCTTGTTTTTCATTATCACCTAAGATAGCCGCGAAGTATCTTTTCATTCTGTCTTCTTGAGACATTTTTGGGGTAAAGTTACCCGTTTGTTGTGCTTTCTCGTACTGAGCTAACACCGCATCTAAACTGTTTGTCGCCATAAATTTTAATTTATATTATTTGTTTATTTAATTATAAGCCCGCCTTTTTGTATTGTCAAATCGTAAGGAAAAAAAAACTTGTCGATATAACAAGTTTTTTCCTCACACATATAATATGTATTAATATTTCACTTTAAAAACATTATCTTGTTCACCATCCTTATCGTAATCAGTAAATGTTTTTTGAATTTCTTTAGGTGAAAAATCAGAAACCGCATCCTTAGTTAAGATATATTCATCTCTACCTAATTTTTCAAAGTCATCCTCTTTATCTTCAAAATATTGAGATAATGTTTGGTCAAATGGTCCTGAATCTAAAGTTCTTAATTTCATTTTTTCTTCAGGTGATTTATTTCTATATTTCTCAACTTTAGCTTCTAAACTATTTAATTGATTAACGATACTATCCATTTCACCTAATTTATTTTCTAAATTTTCTAAGTGAGAAAATAACTGTTGGAAGTATTCTTCTTGTTTTTCTTCAACATTTTTTTGTGATTTAACTAACTCAGTAACATCTAATTCTTGAGTATTACTATCACCTTCACCAACTTTTTCAACATCAGGGTCATTTTCAATATCCACAGGTTGTGGGATATCACCTGTTGGTGATTCAGGAGCCGGTGGAACTGCCGCAGGGTCTACTGGTGGAACTGCCGCAGCTGCAGGGTCCGCTAATGGGTCTACAGGTGGGGCTCCCGCAGCTGCAGGGTCCGCTAATGGGTCCTCAACCGGTGGTGGTGGTAATTCTTGCTCATTAATATATCTATTAATCGAATTAAATCGTGTAATCTCTTCTAAAATTTTTTTATCTACACTCATAGTATTATCCGTTTAACAATTGTTTTACCCCGTTATGTGTTTCCACCTGAACTCTTCTATTAGTCGCCATTGTATTATCAACTCTTTCAATTAGTCCGTCTTTCATTCTAATAGTGTAACAGTCTCCTGTTTCTAAATCACACACTTGTTTAAAACCGTTACCGGCATCTTTTTCAGAATATTTGGTATTCTTACCCAAATAATTGTCTAATATTAATTTTGTATTCATAATCTTTTTTATTTATAAATATCTTTATTTTATAAAATAGTATATTAGTTAACCCTTTAACGAATCAAATAAATCATTTGATGATTCCACTTTAGATTTTAAATTAGACAATACTGTCGCATCCATTTTACTATATGTTGTTTCAGGGACATCGTTTTCTGAATTTAAAATTAAGAATTTAGTAATATCATTAACAAATTCAACAGGATTCTGTCTTGTTGATTTAATAGTAACCATTCTTGATTTATATCTATTTAGTAAGTAATCAATATTCCCATCAATCGAATTAAAAACCATAAATGGTGTTGTTGCCTGAGCTTCACCTGTACCTCCAACAATTTTACAGAAATACTTAGTTGTTGGTGTTGTACTCCATTTAGTCGTTAATTTATGATTAGTGTAATTACCTTCGTAAGCTTTAAATGAAACCCCCTGAAATGATGACATATATATTGATGCAAATACAACATATTTTAACTTACCATCATCACTTAAATTCATATTTGCCATTCGTGATATTATCTTAGTTCGAACCTCTTTAGGTGCAAATTCTTTTTGTGTTGGATTTTCAACCAATGTATATTTTTTATAATCAGTAAATAAGGAACCCCCACAATTTCCTGACTCATCTAAGTTATTATTTGGCGTTAACCCTCTTTGACTATCAATTTGATTTTGAATGTCAGTTTTTTCTTTAGGATTAGAACTATTAGTCGCCAATGTTGTTTTAGCTCTATCTTGTTGTTGTTTTTCAATAACTGATTTTAATAATTTAGTTCTAAGTGTTTGGATTATACCATCAATTTTTAATATTGACGCTGCGGGTTGTCTAATACCTTCAACAATAGTCTCAAAATTACCAGGCCCTATAGTATGGTTAACTTTAGTTATCATATATGGTCCGTGGAACATTGGTACATATCTCAAATTAAAATACATTGTTGGTTGTATTAATGCGTTTCCTACCATTGAAACTGTACAGGTATAACTTC